CAGGAACAGGAATGATTACGACAGGTACAGCTGCTGCACATTCAACTATTAGTTCGAATGGAGCTTATAATTTAATTTTATCAACAAATGAAGGTACAAGTTCAGGAACTATAACTATAACTGATGCAGCAAATGGAGATATTAATATTGCCCCTAATGGAACGGGAGAAGTACAAGCAGGTGGTTCTGTAGTTAACAATGCAGGAACACAAACTATGTTTATCCCAGCCCAAGCAATGTTTGGCACAACAACTAATGGTGCTGACGCACAAGCAGTTGAAACTACAGCAACTAGACCTGAATTAAAGGTTTTAGACTTTGATGCAAGTACAGCTGAATATGCACAGTTCTCTGTTGCAATGCCAAAATCATGGAATTTAGGTACTGTAACATATCAAGTTTTTTGGAGTCCAAGTAATACGAATACAGGAAACTGTATTTTTGGTCTTCAAGGTTTAAGTTGCACTGAAGGCGACACAGCTGATGCAGTTTTTGGAACAGCTATAGAAGTTACAGATGCTGGAATTGCAACTGTAGAAGACGTACAAATGACTGCAGTTAGTTCTGCAATGACAATTGCCGGATCTCCAGCCGATGATGATTATACATTTTTTCAATTATATAGAGATGCAGCTGATGGTAGTGATACTTTTACTGGTGATGCACGGGTACTAGGAATTAAATTATTTTATACTACAGACGCTGCTAACGACGGATAGAAAGGAATATAGAATATGTCTTTTGGATATCAAGTTTTAGGATTCGGAAGCGGTGGCGCAGCTGAAGCATTTATCACTGCAACAGGTGGAACTCCTAGTCAAAGTGGTGATTATGAAATTAGAACATTTACAGGACCAGGCACTTTTTGTGTTTCCTCACTTGCTACTTGTTCTTCTAATAATGCAGTAGATTATTTAGTAGTCGCAGGAGGGGCAAGTGGTGCCCAAAACTCAGGTGGCGGAGGTGGAGCTGGAGGCTATAGAGAATCTCCAGGAACAGCAACAGGTTGTTATACAGTTTCTCCAAGAGGCGCTTCGCCAGCAACAGCTATTACAGTTACAGCGTCCCCTTATTCAATTGCGGTTGGAGGAGGAGGGGCAGGTGTGGCCTTTCCTACGGTTGGTGGTAATAATGGCAGTGATTCAAGTTTTTCAACAATTACAAGTACTGGTGGGGGTCTAGGAGGATTTAATGCGCCGCCAGCGTCTCCTTGCACTTCACCAGGATCCGATGGTGGATCAGGTGGTGGTGCAAGAAGAGATAATAATGATCCTAATACAGGGCAAGGAAATACACCTCCAACAAATCCAGCTCAAGGAATGCCTGGAGGAACTTCAGCTGGATCGGGATATTTCGGCTCAGGCGGTGGCGGTGGCGCTCTTAGTGCTGGTGGAAATGCAAGTGGTGGAAGTTCACCCAGTGAAGTAGGAGGCCCTGGAGGAGGAGGTGCAACTAGTTCAATTAATGCAACACCTACTGCAAGAGCAGGCGGTGGCGGCGGATCTATATCAAGCACAAATGGAACAAGAGGAACAGGTGGCGCTGGTGGTGGTGGAGCTGGTCAAGCAGGCGGTCCCCAACCTGCAGTTAATGGAACTGATAATTTAGGTGGTGGTGGCGGTGGAGCAGAAGCAGGGACAGCGGGAAATGGTGGCGGCGGAATAGTAATATTAAGGTACAAATTTCAATAATTTATGGCACACTTTGCAAAAATAGGAGATACATCGAAAGTGCTTACAGTATTAACTTTAGATAATAAAGATATGCTCAACGCTGATGGCGTTGAAGATGAATCAGTAGGACAACAATATTTGGAAAAACACAATAACTGGCCTGCCGAAAGATGGATTCAAACTTCATACAATACCCATGATGGAAAACATTACGACAATACAACTGGAGAATTATCAGCGGATCAATCTAAAGCTTTAAGAGGAAACTATGCTGGGATAGGTTATACTTGGGATGAAGATAATAATCTGTTCTACCCTAAAAAACCTTATGCAAGTTGGGTGTTAAATATGACAACAGCTAGTTGGCATTCACCAATTGGTGATGCTCCAGATTTAGGGGAAGAAGCAGAAACTCATCGGTATGGGTGGAATGAATCAGATCAATCCTGGGATAAAATAGCAAAACCTACCTAGACAATTTTAAATAAAAAAGATAAACTATAGCTAGTGGATATGGAAAAGAAAGTATTATCCGAAATAGCTTTATATTATGGCGAAGTTTCGATGCCAAAATATTGGGAAATAGATCCTATTGAATTAGCCCATTACATTTTACAATATCAACTAGATAACAAAAAATTTTCATTCTCAAAAACTTGGGATAAGTTGAATACCTATATCCGTGAACACATTAGACTTGAATATAATCTTAAATTAGTAAATAAAAAAACGTGGGGTAATATCTACTCCCCTCACGAAACTACCATTCCTTTACTTAATATAGATCCTGTAGATTTAAGAAACTCTCCTGATTACACCTTGTTATACGGGGTGAAGGTTAAAGACTGTAGTGTTAGAATCCACTATGATGACAATAGAAGAGCAGGAAGAAGTTGGGATATACCCCTAACTAATAATCAATTTATTATGTTCCCCTCTACACAAATGTATTATATTACTAACAATCAAAAGGATTCCCTTAATTTTATACAAACGATTACTTATGAATTTATCTAATTATTTCTGGTGTTTTAAATCTGCACTGACACCACGATTTTGTGATGACGTTATTAAATATGCTTTAGCTAAAAAAGAAACCATGGCTCTTACAGGTGGTTGGGGTCTAGATAGAGATTTAAAAAAGAAACCTTTAAACAAAGATGAAGTTAGAAATTTAAAATATAAAAGAAATTCCGATTTAGTTTGGTTGAACGACACTTGGATTTATAAAGAAATTCATCCCTTTGTTCATCAAGCAAATAAAAATGCTGGTTGGAATTTTAACTGGGATAGATCTGAATCCTGTCAATTTACCAAGTATAAATTGAATCAATACTACGATTGGCATTGTGATAGTGGGGAAAAAGTTTATGACCAACCTAAAACTCCTGTTCATGGAAAAATTAGAAAACTATCCATGACTTGTCAATTAACGGATGGTTCAGAGTATTCTGGGGGTGAACTAGAATTTGATTTTAGACAATACGATCCACCCCAAAGAGACGAAGCTAAACATTTAAGGAAAGTAACAGAGATATTACCTAAAGGTTCTATTATTGTTTTTCCGTCATTTGTTTGGCATCGAGTTAAACCCATAACCAGAGGAGTAAGATATTCACTTGTCGTATGGCATTTAGGATATCCATTTAAATAATGGATAGAAATGAATATTTTAAAACACCAGTTTGGGCAGAAGATAAACCTGAATTTGTAAAATCATTAAATAAAGCCAGTGATAAATATATTAAAGAAGCTAGAAAAACTCAAAAAAAATATATCAAACAATACGGTGATTTTGGAAACAGTTATCATTCATCACCATTATTAAGGGACAACGATTTTTTAGATTTGAGAAATTATATAGGCCAAAAGTCTTGGGAATTTTTAGATCATCATGGATACGATATGAAACAATATCAAACTATGTTTTCTGAAATGTGGGTACAAGAATTTTCTAAAAAAGGAGGAGGGCATCATTCAGCTCATATTCATATGAATCAGCATGTATCAGGATTTTATTTTTTAAAATGTTCTGACAAAACTTCTTATCCTGTTTTCCACGATCCAAGAACGGGTGCAAGATGTACTAAATTAAAAATGAAACCAGAATTAAAAGGAGTATTTCATGGGACTGACCTCATTCATTTTAGACCTAAGCCTGGAACCTTAATTATTTTTCCAGGATATATGGAACACGAATATGCAGTAGATCATGGTAAAGAACCTTTTAGATTTATCCATTGGAACATCACGGCTATCCCTAAAGAGATGGCTAAAAATGTTTAAAAAAGATAAATACTGTGTGATTCGTCAAGCAATCTCAAAAGACCTGGCAGCTTTTGTAGCCAATTACTTTTCAATAAAAAAACAGGTTTATGATACCTGTCGTCAAGCTAGATACATTTCTCCTTATGAAACTTTATTAGGTGAATATGAAGGAGCGGATGGTCAGATCCCCCATACCTATTCCAGTTATGCGGATATCGCTATGGAAACTTTAATGTTGAAGTGTCAACCCATTATGGAAAAGATTACAGGATTGAAATTAACTCCTGCTTATACTTTTGCTCGCATTTATAAAAATGGTGATGTTCTGAAAAGACATAAGGATCGATTCAGTTGTGAAATATCTACGACGATGAATCTTGCAGGAGACCCCTGGTCCATTTATTTGAGTCCAAATGAAAATGTGGGAATACCCGATGGTAAAAAAATTACCGTTGAAAGTAAAGCAAAAGGAATAAAAGTAGATTTAAAACCAGGAGATATGCTGGTTTATAGTGGCTGTGAACTGGAGCATTGGAGAAATAAATTTAAGGGCACAGAATGTATTCAAGTCTTTTTACATTATAATAATCGCAAGACACCAGGAGCTAAAGATAATATGTTTGATAGGCGTCCACATTTAGGACTTCCCTCTTGGTTTAAAGAGGTTAAGTTGCCCTCTCCTAAAAAATAATATATATAGAAGTCTGGCATGGGGGATTTTTCCACCACAAAGATCTTCTGTGCCTACTTATAATCGTAAGGTCCAAGATATACTGTAGCAACCTGGTTCACGCATACAAAGGATAATTAAAATGAACCGAGAAATTTTATTCCCGACTCCTGTCTATTTTAAAATGGTTAA